AACATAAAGCCCTGGAGTACCTCATTGATGAACTCACAGTTTTAAACACTGAACTTGAAAAGCTTAACCTGGGGTTAGATGACAGCATGCAGCAGGCATTGCTTTCATTTTGTCATTCAATAGGCTGGGAAAGTTTTTTGTACAGCGCTATTATTGATTGCCTTGAGGTCGATGATTACGCTGGAGCAACAGAAGAAATTGCTCGTTGGGTCTTTGATTCTGAGCACCAAGTCATCGGCGGCCTTTTGGAACGCCGCAGAGAAGAGATTAATCTTTTCCTCAGGAATGTTGAAACAAAACCCTGGGTAGCTACTGACGTATTGTTACGAGCGTTTAGAAGCTATGGAGCAAAACCACACGAAACTGAAGCAATTCGCAATCTAGAAGCCAGTATTAATCCATATTCCTTGGCAGAGTTTGCCAATAGTTTCAAGCTCGAAGAAGCCTCTGCGTATTCAAGTGACTAGCATCCTAGAATAAATGCAGTACTCGGGCTTTCCATGGAGAACGAAACTACCCGTAAGGAGTTTGAGCTTCCTTTAGAACTGCAGTTTGCTATGCGTAAAGCTGAGCTGCAAACGCAGGAGATGTGTTGGGACGAACTGCAAGCAGCTTTGCTGAACTTGTATTTTCAACGCATGATGGAGTGGGAAGCCGTCAAAGAAATTATGTGTTCGGAAGGGATTGACATTGATTGGGATCTGCCTAGCGAACTGGAGTTAAGTGAACTCGCCCTGGCTTGTATGCAGGACGAGTCAGATGATGACGACGACTTAAACTACGCTCATCCTTTTTGAGCTTCGTCTAATTGAATAAGGCGATCTAAATACCACTGAGCTTTTTTCAGTGATTCGGTACCGCCTTTGTGTTTTTCACGCCAAAGATATTTAGCAATATTTCCTTTTAAATATCCACGGAACTCTTCTAGAGTTTGCTGGGCTTCAATTGCTTCAATGCATTCAATGCCGCCATCAGTGTAATGCGAGGGATGATTTACAACATCCTCTTTAATTATGGGAGTTGTTTCAAGAGGTTTGATTGTAACCCAGGGGACAGGACAAACGCCATCTACACACCCATTGGTTTCTTCAACAGGGGAAAACATGTCCATTGTAAAAATGCCGACTGAAACAGCCTAGCAGTTTTAACGCATTAGACCTTTGCGTTTAGCGGAAAGTAAAAGTTCAATATCATCTGGATCACCTTCAATATCTCCTTGGATACCAGGTGGCTTGGGATTGGCGCCATACATTGCCATACCTTCTTCCATTGAAGGAATATAACCTGTTACACCCGGACGTTGTCCGTACAGACCTTGGCCTTCAATATTGAGTGGGTTGCGTTGCATCCCGTCCATTGGAGCAACTAACCCAGTGTTATACATATCCTGCAAAGGCACGTCATGAGTTTCGGTATCAAGAGGTGCGCCAAAGTCTTCAAAGCCAATGCAACGGCATTTCACTTGATCGTTATTAGCTGCAAACTCTTGCAAAAACATTGAAGGACGCATTGTTTTCCTAGCGATATATTCTTTCTATAATGATAATATGAGCAAGTTTAGAGCCGAGACTTACGACGCCGCTAAGGATTCAGGTACGTCTGCTGGAGCACCAACGGACTTGAACCCTGGGAGGGCCTACAACGTTGATTTGCGGTACGTAAGGCCAGAAGAGCGAAGGATTGTTGGCTCTGGTGCCAAAGGAGCAGCAGCACGCGTTGATCGCTACATGAAGAGTGCCAAGGCCGCTGGGCAGTACCAAAAGAATCAATTGGTTAATGAGCCCACCAGTGCCACGGCAGGAGACAGTGGTGGGCGTGCAGGAGCTACTGCGTATGCCGATAAACCAAAACGTTCTTTCGGTCGTCTTTAAACCTGAGGGAACACTACATTGTTCGGTTGATCTTGATACTTGCCTTTGCGATCTTGGTAACTAACCTGGCAGGGATTACCGCGATAAAAAAGCAATTGAGTAATTCCTTCGTTTGCATAAACACGATTGAAAAGCCCGGTGCAATTACTAATTTCGAGTGTTAAGTAACCTTCCCATCCGCTTTCAGCGGGTGTGATGTTAACTAAAATACCCGAACGTGCGTAAGTAGATTTACCAACTGCAACAACGGTAATATCGCGAGGTAGCTTTAAACGTTCTTGTGCAACGCCTAGGCAATAACCATAAGGCGGGAGAAGAAAGTATTCGCCACGTTCATCTTTTAGAAGTTCAGCGGGTTTTAAAATACTTTCATCAAAGTCTTTCGGATCGCAATCACCTGTTTGAATCTTGCCAAAAATTAAACATTGGCTTGGAGATAGCCGAATATCGTAACCGTAAGAACTCAAGCCGTAACTTAACAAACGCCGACCATCTTCTTTGCTGATCAAACGATCAACAAAGGGTTCAATCATCTGTTCTTTTTCGGCGCGTTCTTTGATTTCCCAATCGGCTAGGACGCTCATAAGACCTCAATAGCTTGATTAGTCTACAAGTAGATGACCGCGTTCGCCGTAGATTTTACAAAAAAGTTCTACTGCATCCCCAGGGCTATCCTTGGGCGGTAAGTACACAAGGAAAGAAGTGCACGTTTGTTTCTTTTCTACCTTTCCATTAAGGTTGCGCAGCAGGTAGGGGACAGTGCGTAAAACGCACATTGGAAACTTAAAGATTTTTGGCTCATATCGAATCATGTCGGGACAATTGCTGAAATAAAGTCCTTGCTCAATCTCGTTTGAAAGCCAGGCATGGTACATCCGACGAAACCAAACGGCATGCGAAGACGTCAATGTAAGAGAAGAAGCACGAGTCATTTTCCATCTCTGGTTTTTTTGGTCCCAGAAATACGATCCCGCTGGCGGAAACAAATAACAACTTCCGTACCACTGCTGGTTATTCAGTCCATCGTCCACAGGTGTGTAGTATTCAGTTGCCTGGACGTATTCATTGGCAACTTTTGAGCTTGCAACATCTAAGTCGATGCCACCCAAGAGCTCATTGGCAGCATGCACTAGGTCTGCATTTGTAATTAACTCAGCACCTTCAACTCTGGCCGAGATACCACGGATACCTTTTTCAGTCATTGCTGGCAATATCGTTGTAGTTTATTTCAAAATACCGAATACCCTTTTCATCATTGATGACATAACCAGCTTTTTCCATCGGATCAATTTTTTGTGCTGCTCCTAAGATTCGACGGAAAGTCTCGGCAAGATCTCCGTTATTTTTTTGTTCACACTCTTCTTCTGCTGCGTGAATTTCTTTTAGAGTCCAAAAGAAAATTGAACGCTCTTTATTGGATGGCTGGAACACTAGAACACCAGGTCCTTCTGCATCCCAAAATTTTACGTATTGCGCCCCCATGTCACCAAGAATAAACTTGACAGTTGTGTCAAGCATCTTTGCTTTGGTTTCGTCTAGCTCAGGGCCAATAATTGATGCAATTAACTTTTCACGACGATCCATTTTTTAACAAACCTTGCCGGTGCAGGGATTCTAGCAGCTTTGGTGTTGGTTGGTACAAGACAACCAATTTGCCAAGTACGCCGCGTTTTTTGCAAAGTTTTCCGTGTTCGTCACGAACTTTGTCAAATTCTCCCGATCTGATTAGATACTCGGCTACGCAACGCAAACGTCGTTTAAGAGGCAGTTCTGCTTGCGGAAATTTACCGCAGATTGTGTCTGGTTCTAAATCTTTAAAAGCAAGACGCAATCGATTGGCAAGTGTCATACCGGAGTTGGCGTCTTCCTCTTCGTAGTTTCGTAAATTTTCCAGATAGCGACGTAAACACCCGTCATCAAAAGATCCCCAAGGAGGTAGGAACATTTCAACTTGATCCACCAAGGACTTGGGCAATAACTCCGTGTGGTTCTCAATGGTTACTACTTTGATATCAATACCGTTAAAGCGATGTGCCATTATTCAAGCACCTCTTTAACCGTGCGATAAAGATCGTATTGAGGTCTTAGGTTTTTAAGGTCGATATTTTCATTTTTTGCAAATGATTGGATTAGTCGATTCCATGGGATACGCAACACAGCTTTTTTGTGGACGTCAGGAGAAACATTGACATAATGAATGCCTTCAACCCAGCCTTTGCTTGGTGTTTTTCTTCCGATTGCAATCCAGTTGCGGATGGTTTGATCTGAAACACCTAGTCGTCTGCTGCATTCTTCTGTCGAAATGTACTCGTCGGCAAAAGCCTGTGGATTCAAGGCATCTGTTTCGCCATTTGCATAGCGACTATGCCACATGGAACCAAGGATATTTTTGATTCCCTTTAGTTCATAAGCAATGTCTTCAAGACCTTTGCGTAGTCCGTAAGGCATACTGCACTCCAATCCATTAGATGCTAGTCTTTAGAAAACAATTTTGCGTTATGGAAGAACAAATTCCGCCAAGCCAATTCCCAATGCAACAATCTATGGAGCCTCAGATTACTCCAGAAATGTTGGCTGAAATGAAAACGCGTGCCTTGGAATTAGCCATACAGCAAACAGTACCGCAACGTCCACCAATGGAAGCACCTCCGCAAATTGTGTACTTGCGACGTAACCTAACGGTGGCAGAACTTTTGCTGGTACTACTGCTTTCTTGTGGAATTGTAACAGGAATTCAAGGTCTTTGGTACTTAGGTACTAATTTTTTGCCACGTCTTGAGGTTAGGGTGCGCTAAATAAGCCGCCCTATAATAAAGGAAAGAATTGCGCAGTAGATAGGTGGCAAATCGCCGTATTACCGAATTCCCTGCAATAGCAGCGAATGAGATTGTCGACCAGGATGTCATGACCCTGGTCCACGTTTTTGAGGTAGACCCTTCACTGCGCAACAAAAAGATTACATTTTCTCAATTCAGAGATTACTTAGATCTGTACTATGCACCAGGTAGCGGCGCTTTAATTAGCGGCAACGTTACCATCACAGGAAATCTAACTGTATCTGGCAACTCTAGTTTTAATACGGTAACTGCATCTGGGCTTAGTACCTTTAGTGGCATCCTTGTTCAGAACAACGCAACAGTCAGTGGAACCATTAGCGGCACCACTTTAACCGGGACGTATGTTCAAGGCAGCCTAGTTAATGCGGTTACTGGTACCTTCACAACCCTTGCTACAGGTGCAACTGCATCGTTCCCAACAGGAAACTTTACGAGTCTTACAGGAACCACAACAACTGGTGTCAGTGCGTTTTTTACAAACGGTACGTTTACCAACGTAACAGGAACAACGTTTACTGGAACAACTGTTGCAGCTACTACAGGAACTTTCCAAGTACTTGGTACGCCAATTCTTGACGTCAGCGGAAATTTGTCTGTTGCAAGTGGCTTAACTGTCACAGGAACTGCTCAATTTGCAAACGGTGTTCGAGTTACTGGGACACTTTCAGGAACAACAGTTACTGGAACTACAGCACAGTTTTCAACTGTTACAGGCATTTCAGGTGTATTTACTACGCAGGTATCGGGTAACACCATTACCGGAAATACGCTTTTAGTTTCAAATGCAACAGGTGTTTCGGGAACCTTTACATCTAGAGTATCAGGCGCAACCGTAACAGGCAATACAGGATCTTTTGGAACAGTAACTGGCATCTCTGGTGTCTTTACCCAGGTTCTTTCTGGTCAGACAATTACAGGAGAGACTGGGAACTTTGGAACAGTTACGGGAGTTTCAGGCGTCTTTACTACTTTATCTGGGGCAACAGTTACAGGAAACACTGTAAACGCAGGGATTGTTACTGCAGTTACTGGTAATTTTGGTCGCGTATCAGGGACAACTGTAACAGGAAATGCGGGTCAGTTTACTTCTGTTACAGGTGGCACTCTTATTGGAACCACTAGCATTTCAGGAGCAACTGTCACTGGAGATGCGGGTCAATTTACTTCTGTTACAGGCATTACTGTTGTCGGTACAACTAGTGTTTCAGGTACAACAATAACAGGTAACACAGTACTTGCAACTAATTTAACAGGACAAGTAGGTTCTTTTACAACGAGTATTTCCGGCGCAACAATTACTGGCAACAGTGTTTTAAGTACGTCGGGAAGGTTTCAAAATATCAGTGGTTTAGTTATTACCGGCGACACAATGCAAGCCGGATTAATTTCTGCTGTTTCAGGTGTTTTTACAAATATTGTTTTTGTTAATACGGTTGTTTCTGGTAACTTATCTGTACTAGGAACTGGTATTTTTTCCACTGGAGGAATCATTTCTTCCGGCTTAATTAGTGGAAGCAGTGTTACGGCACCAACAGGAACATTTACAACTCTTTCTGGAACAAGTGGTACTTTTGTTTCGCTAACAGGGACAACAACCACAGGTGTAACCGCAACATTCACAACTGTTTCCGGCGTAACAGTCACTGGTGCGACCGGTACGTTTACCAATATCACTGGCAGTACGCTTAGGGTTACAACACCCTCTGGTGCAACACCTGCCATTGTTTGTTCTGGTGTTGTTTCAGGCAGCACAAGCGGATTTGTAATCCAAGGTCCGTTAATTATTCTTCCTTGATCTTCGGTTAAAATAGACAAAAAGAGACAACAAATGACTTACGGAACTATTAAGGTTGATACGGTTACTTTTACCAATGATGGTGTTGATAAGAGCGTTACGCTTTCTGGTTTAGTTCAGAATCCTACTTTTAGCGGTAACGTAACCGTCACTGGC